TATATTTATTCGTTATCAAACGAAAAGGTGTGGATGATCTGTCTATACCCCGGTGCCCGACAGTGCCGGTTAGGAGCTACTCAATAGGGCCCTACTATTGAGTGGCTGTGAGATCTGGATTTTTCCGATTTTACGAGTCTGTAAATATCAAATTACGTATGGTCATAGGTCTTAACGTCTCATGTAATTCTTCTCTCATACTCACATACTCTTCCATGTATTCCATGTGTACATTGCTTCTATTATTTCCTTTTAAAAGACCTTCATAACCACTTTTTCCTTTTAATCCTACAATGACATCTCCTCTGTTATTCACTTGGAAGCATTTGCCTCCAGGTTTGAGATACGCTTTTTGCGCCATAGCAGCTGACTTAGAAAGCATTTTTTCTAAGGTTTTTACTCAAGTTTAGTTTAAATAATAAACATATTAACATTACTTAAATGGCATTACATAAAGCATTGCCTTTAGCAGATTTTATTTTAGAAACAGGAGTAAATCTTTCATCAACCAATCCACAACATATTACTTTAACTTATATAGGAGATTATGGAGTAACAAGATCAGCTTATAATAGTCTACACTTGGGAGGAGATAATTGGGCAGTGAGTTTTGAAAGTTTTTCTGGAGGACAAATAGATGGTGCTGATGATATTTCAATGCAGTTGTATGATCTGAATTGGGAATTTGTGGTAAAATATAATGAATGGAATTTTGGCAGCAATTCAATTGATCGGTTTTATATTATCGCTAAAAATGGTAGTATTTTAATGGAATTAGAAGTACCGCATAAATTTGATGATGCAAAATGGCATACAAATGTAATTCATTTTTCTAGAAGAGACCAATTACTACAAGTATTCCAGTCAGGTGTTTTATTAGCTTTTGTTCAAGTTCCATCAACAAGTTTACCAGATACTGATTCAGCAAACATAGCATTTAGATCTTTCATTGGAGAACAATCAAATAATCATCGTTTTCGAAATGTAAAAGTATATCCATCTATAAAATCAATTTCCGCATTTAATCAAAATGGAGTAATTTTAAGCGATATTAAGAAAGCATTAGAGGGTGGATACAAAAATCAACCAGAACCAACAGATGTATCATTAAATAGTTTATATGATTTTCATCCTACTAGTACTGGTCCTATATTTCTAAATGCATTATCAGCTATTCGTGTTCCTGGATGTTTGGTAACCAAATATGCCATATCTCAAAATAATTATGCTAATGGAAATATGTGGTATACTCGTGTTCGTGAAATTATGAAACCAATTAATGTAGATCCAAATACCAGATCTGTAATATCTCAATTAAATAATTTTCAAATTTCAGGATATAATATAAATGATGATGTAGTGCATGTTTTTAGGACATTTTTACGCATTCAAGAACCAGGTACATATAGATTAGGAATAAATGCACGTTCATATTTTCAGTTGTATATTAATGGATTTGATACTTCACAATCGGCTCAATCATCATACGGACAGGTTAATTCAGACAGTCCTTCAGCCAATCCATATAATCCAGTTGAGGTTGAACTAAAAACAGGATTTCATGATATAACTATTTTATTTTTACAAGATGGTGCTTCAGGAGGTGTAAATGATAAACTAACTTTATCTTGGCGCCCTCCAAATGAAACAAATTATGTAGCAATTCCTTCTAATCATTTGGCTATACCTGAATGGCTTACAAATGGAATTAACGAAAGTTTATCAATAAGAAACAACAGATTTAGCACAATTTAAAAATTAGTATCTTTACTAAAAAATGTATCAAGTTTTTTATATATATAATACTTTTTTGCGCCAAAGAAATATTTTTCAAAAAATCTGTTTTATCAAGAAAATTACTTGCATATCATTTAGTTGAGAAATAATATTTTGTAGATCATAATGATTTACCATTTCGTTTAAAATGATTTCATATAATTAAATAAAAAATCATCATTTACATATATAAATAAAAGGGTGTAAAAATAGTAAAAGCTCATGATAGAAAATAAAAAGACTTTAGAAATATTACATAGAGAGAATTTAACTAAGTTACAGCGCCATGAAGAAAAGATACATGAGTTAGAAGAATCTATAAAAGATCTTGAAAATAAAGAAAAATTAGCCCAATCCGCTGAAGAAAGAGTGAAATATCTAGATACAAAGATAGAAGTACGTGATGAATTAGAATCATTGAAGAATAGTCTAGATTTGAGTGAATATCACATGAAAACCGCTGAAATTATGGATCAATATTATAATTTAGAACAACCAGTTGGAAAAAGCAGAAGTATTATGGATTTGTTTAAAAAGGATGAGGATGATAATAACAATGGAGGACGTAAGAATGCGGGAAGTCTTCTAAACACATATATGTCTATTGTTGATCCTGATAGTCAGGTGATTAAAAAAACCAGTCGTGAAAAGAAGCAACAGATTAAACATAAATGTGAGGAGTGTGGATCTAATGAAGTATGTGTAATGAACACAGAAGGATACATTTTGTGTATGGATTGTAACATGGTAAAACGTTTTATTGTTGATCATGATAAACCTTCTTACAAAGATCCTCCAAAAGAGGTGATTTATAACTGTTATAAGAGGAGTAATCATCTTAATGAGTGTATAAATCAGATTCAAGGGAAGCAACGAACTGACATACCAGAAGAGGTGATTGACCATATCTTGTATGAGTTGAAAAAACAAAGAATAACTAATGTGGCAAAGTTAAAGACAGATTTCATGTTTAAACTCTTGAAAAAGATTAACTTGTCTAGTTATTATGACCATATTCCTTACATTATCCATATTCTTAATGGATGTGTAAATCCAGTGGTTGATCCTGCCATTGAAGAAAGAGTACACGACATGTTTCGTCAAGTACATGAGGTCTTTGTTAAACACATTCCAAGCACTCGTACAAACATGTTGTCATATCCTTATTTGTTGCACAAGTTTTTCCAACTTTTAGAACAGGATCATCTTCTCAAAAATGTCAGACTTTTAAAAAACACTGACAAGTTGAAGGAACAGGATGAAATTTGGATGAAAATCTGTAAAGATTGTCAATGGCAGTTTATACCAAGTACGATTTATTAGACAATGAGTCTAAATACCGTCTATATATCAACAATAAAAGTATCTCAATTTTAAAATTTATGAATTTGATGGTTGTGCATGAGGAAGGAGAACATCTAAAATCGCCATTCCTGCTGATACTGCAGATGAAAGGCCTAATATGAGTGGCCACACCGCAAATGGAGATGCTGTCATTAATGCCATAGCAGAAAAAAGTCCCATAATAATATATCTGAGTAAGAGGATGAAAAAGCTCACCCAATGCATTGTCATTTGATATAAACATAGATTTTCATTAATCAGAAAAGATGAGTCGCATACCTATCAAAGAAAAAGACTACTTGGAGAATGATCCTGAGATTCGAGGACAAAAATATTATTTAGCATCATTTGTATCTCCTGAAGATGCAATTGCTAATACACAAGCCTTCATCTTTTCTAGGTTCATTGCACAATTTGGTCAAGAAATGACAGATATGTTTGATAAAGTAGAACAATGGTCAAAGGAACATGGATGTTATTCAATAATTCATGATTGTGTAAGTGGGATGAAAGATAAATATGATTTTCTATTCTCAGATGATGCCATGCAAGATAAATACCGAATATTTTGTTCTGAAAATGAAAACGAATTGGCCACAAAATACCATCAAGAACATGACTTTCAGACAAATATTAGAGGTCTAAAAGTAAGAGGAGTTTATGGTACATTAGAAGAATCTAAAGAACATGCTAAGATACTTCAAGAGAAATTCCCTAGACATCCTGCTACTTTTACAGGAGAAGTGGGAGTCTGGGCTCCATGGTCTCCTCATGAAGATGATGTTGACAAAGTAGAATATCTAGGGACTGAGCTAAACACCCTCATGAGTAAATACAATGACCGCAATGACAAACGGGATAAAGAGTTTGTTAATCGTTTTGCAGAAAACCAAAAGAAATTGGCTTTGGAAAAGAAAGAAGAAACTAAAGAAGAAACTAAAGAAGAAAGTAAAGAAGAAAGTAAAGAAGAAACTAAAGAAGAAACTAAAGAAGAAACTAAAGAAGAAACTAAAGAAGAAACTAAAGAAGAAACTAAAGAAGAAACTAAAGAAGAAACTAAAGAAGAAACTAAAGAAGAAACTAAAGAAGAATCAAAAGAAGAAACTAAAGAGAGTAGTAAGTAATTGGATTAAACACTATTGATACGTACATTAGAATATGCACCTTTTTTCTTTGTATTTCCTCCACCACCTCCCATTGCATCTAATTTAGACATATCTGCAAGATTTAAAGCTTCAAAAACCTTTTCAGCTTGTTCTAATTCTCGAGCTGCGATTTTTGAACGATCAATTTCATCTTTTTTCCAATACACTTGATCACCTAACTTGAAATTTGAAGTATTCAAATTGCCTCTGTATCTGAATATATTATCTGATATATTTATTGATTTTCCTATTTGTATCACTAAGCATCCATAGTTAGTGGTATATAAATCCATTAATTTACAAAAAAGATCAAAATCTGGAATTAAAGTTCCAAAATTATTCCATATTCTTTTTCTTTCAGTTAATCTTGGCTCAGAAAAGATAAAGACATAATTTATATTCGTACGCAGGTCAGGATGTATGGAAGTAGCATACTGTAAAGAAATTAAGAACATTAGATCAAAATGTCTACCATTCATAAACATTTCTTTTACAGCATTTGTTCGAAACAAAGAGCTATTTTTACCTACACAGTCATCAAGTATTAGTGCTGCTCTAGTATCTATTTTACTAGCTTTTTCTTTGTCTCCTCTAGCTTCAAACACTTGTTTTGCTTTTTTAATATAACTTTGTCTTTTGATAGTTTCAATTATCACACTCTCTTCAATATTAGTTTTGATGAAGGAAAGGGGCATGAATTTTTTAAAAAATGGACTAGCATCTTCGGTTCCAGACATTACTGTACATTTTGGCATATTTCGGTGATGATATAGTAAGTCTTTTATACATGTTGATTTTCCACTGTTACGCATACCTAACATAAGCATTACTGAATTAAATGGTACTGTCTTAGGATCAAATTCTCTAATATTAATATCTGTTTCAGTGTTCATTTATCAATGTATTTAAATTTTAAAATTGATTTCTTTGATATAATATACCAATATTTGTATATTGGTATATTATATCAATATAATAGGTATATTACAGACTCGCTAAAATTAGAAAAAAAGAAATAAAGAAATATTACATGCACAAAAAATTGAAAGATCTTCAAGAATAATATCAGAAGATGACATAAAAGAATGGATAAATTATCTTTAATGTATAAACAATTGACACATTATACAGATAAGATGCAAGATTATAGAAGCAAATTAAAATAATAATTAATAATATTTATTGTTTGACTTATGAAATGGTTTAATTTAATACCAGATATTCAAAGTCTTATTTTGGAATATATTTATCTCGATTTAGACAGACAAAGAACGTGTCATTTACGCGAAACATGTTTGTTATTTGACATGTCAATAAAACATATAATTCCAATTTGGATTTACAATGTTGATAAAACAATTCAATGTATAATGAATGAAACTATTTTAATTAATACTTTAATTTGGATATATAATCAACATGGACTACATAATTCGAATGTAATACACACGCATCGTTCAATGGACCGAGCAGCTGAAAAAGGATATTTAAAAGTATTATGTTGGTTAAAATGTAATAAAGCTATCACTTGTACAAAATACGCTATGGATGAAGCTGCTTCAAATGGTTATTTAGATGTAGTCCACTGGTTAACTGAAAATACTTTAGCTGGTTGCACAAATTGGGCTATGGATGGAGCCGCAGCTCATGGTCATCTTCATGTTATAAAGTGGTTGGCTGATAATAACTCAGAAGGTTGTTCTAAGTATGCTTTATCTTTAGCACTTGAAAACAAACATTTTGATGTAGTAGAATGGTTATTGGATCATAAACCTAAAAATAGTATTTAAAAAAATACTTGAAGCATCAAGTGCTTGGCCAATTAACTTAGAATGTGAAAGTATGAAAATATTACAAAAATGTGAGTTGATGAATGAAATAATTGACATTATAGAGTTTTATAAAGAAAGTGAATTGTGTCCAAAGATTCTTAATGTAAAACCCAATACTAAATTCATCATTATAAATATTTATCAATCTATTTAGACTCGAACAAGTGAAAAATGCTTCTATAGGTTTACTTATAAATTTAACTTTTTATAGATATTTGTTGTCTTTAAATCGCAATACGAACTAGTTCAAGTGATAAATGAAACATTAAATTCTCATTATATTGAGAACTGCTTGCTTAAATAACATATCTGAACAAAAACTATTTTTTAAATAGTCATAAGCTTCATTTGATTCAATTACAGATATTGTTTCTCCAATTCTATGTTTTCTGGGTTTTACGTGAAACGTATAAGGATTTTCATCTATATCTGGTAATGGACAATGAAATCTCCATGTCAATTCCCATTTGTCAAATATCAAATGCCAATCAAGAAATAATTCAATAATTAATTCTCTTTCTATTTCTCGATTATATATCTCACCAATCTTTATAAAAACAATACGATCCATTCCATAATTAACAGTATATGTGTCTAAGAAATCTGAACTCTGGTAAACAAATGCCTTTGGATTTTCTTTAAGCACAGTTAAAGAAGACATTTTTGATGTAATTCAAATTGATTATAGCTTATATTTTAATCAATTTTTCTGATTTATATGATTTTAGTATTTTTTATCTATTTAAATAAAAAACTTGGACATAATGTTTTTGATAAACTAAGTTTACAAACACTTAATGAATTAAGAGAAAATCCAGAAAACAAATTGATTACACATCCAAAAGGGAGTCTATCTTTAGAATAATCAAAATAGGTTTAGATTTTTTTAAATAGTAAAAAGACCAGATGGTACTGAAAATGGATTGTTTTTATAATTCTTTTTAACACATTCTCGTTCCAAGTTCATAAGATCTTCTCCTGAAGCATCTTCTTTCCATTTAGGTGTTTTACGTGTTCTCTCTCCTAGAGGATCACGTTCCAAAGTTTGCATATTTTGTCTAGAATGTTCACTTATTTTTCTTTGTACCATATTGTCATTGCGTTCGGTTTGTTCTTCATTTTTACCGAGTGCTTTGTATGGATTAGGTTTTCCTTCTTTTACTTCAAATGTTTTAGTACCTTCTTTAATAGGAGGTAACCTTTTTGCTTTCATAGATGCAACATCTCTATGACTTCCGATTTGTGTGTGTTTACCATCTCTTTCTTTGCTTTCTTTGCTGTTTTTATAATGAGCTCCTCTAAAGTCTAGTGACTCAGATAACCCTCTTGTAGTGTCTTTCATACCTTCACCTGTTTGGTTTTCATAGGCTCCTTTACCAGATCCTTGTGAGGGAGTATAATGTTCGATTTCTTCAAGACCTCGCATGGTTTCTCGAATTTGTTCTTCTAAATCTTGTACTTCTAGTCGAGCACTTGGAGCTTTCACATCTTTTTCAGCTCCACCTCCCATATAATTTGTTTCTCCCAAAAATGATCTCATAGTGGGATCAGCAAATGCATCATATTCTTTCATAGGTAAAGTATTAGGACCTTCTAAATTCCTAAATATATCTGATTCATCATAATCTTCACGATGTGTTGGTCTAGCATAGTCTTTGTTACGTGTGTCATAGAGTTCACTTCCTAAAGCTCTGTATCCAGAGTCCAAGTTACCTCCATGACGAGCACGGAGATCTGTAAGAATAGTTTCTTTCAAAGTAGTACGTGCAACCTGTTCAGGATCATATGCAATGCTTTTTAGAGGTCCTGAAAAGTTCATTGCGGGTGTTCCAACATGAGAAATAAGTTGCCGTAGAGTAGTACGTGCCACTCCATTTTGGACACTCATTTTTTGAGGACCGGACAAGTTCATAGCTGGTGTAGAACTAAGTGTAGTTTCTCTGTTAGTGGTTCTTGCCTTCACTGTTTCTGGGTCATAAACAATACCTTTCAAGGGTCCAGATAAATTGGCAAAAGGGGTTGATGAAAGGGTTGTTTCTTTGACAGTGGTACGTGCCACTTGAGTTTCAGGATCATATGCTACACCTTTTAGAGGTCCAGAAAAGTTCATAGCTGGAGTAGGTGTAATTGTAGTTTGCCTGTTTGTGGTTCTGGCTTTGGAAGTTTCTGGATCATATGCAGGTCCTTTAAGAGGACCTGATAAGTTGCCACGAGCAGTATTTTTAATATCATATAGACGACGTAGAGTTTGTAATTTCTGTAAAATAGGCATAGTCATAGCATTTACTCGTGAAGTAGCATTTCCATATCTAACCCTAGCATATCTTGGATGTGTTCTTTCAGTGGGACGTAATAAAATGGACTTTCTGCCTCTGTCATCAGCGAGTCCATGTTTTCTTATGTTAGCAGTTCCTCTAAACATATCTTGAACAGGTGCATGTTGAGAGCGTCTGATACCTGAGTTAATTCCACCAACTGCTTGTTTAGAATTTTGAGAAGCCATACCTTGAAACGTATATGGTCCAGTGTCTTTAATGCCTCTCCATTGTGGTTTTGTCAATACCTTTTTGGGACGCAACAACCCTTTTAAGAAACTACCGGTAGTACGAATCCATGAAGATGGACCTAATTCAGTAACTTTTTTATGTGTTTTATGAGTGTATTTACCAGGAGCGTGTGGTTTGTATCCCAAATTGGGTGCACCCATGATCCGACTTGGTACATTATCTGTTTTAGGCTGATCTACAGGTCGAAGTTGTTCAGTTGTAATAAGTCCTTGTTTTTCGATTTCTTTTTGATACAAATATTGTTGTAAGGGATCATCTGGAGTTGCTTTGTGTCCAAGACCCAAACCTGGGGTCATCTTAATCTGTTCAAAAGGAAGTACATTATTATGAATTGTACTGCGAGGTAATCTTTCTTCCTCCAATTGTCTCATATCAATTGGTCTGAACTGAGCTCTTGTATCATGAAAAGCGGCTCTTCTCTCTTCTTTATTGACCTTATATGCATCTGGAGTATTACCTGTATAATTTTCCATACGTCTATCTAAGTTATCCATCTTATCTACATTAAATCCTTTAGGTTTTAAAACCTCATCAGGATGTAAATTGATAGGAGGGACTCTGTCATTAAAAGTGGTTGTATGTCTAGGAGGGATTTTAGGAGGAGGACGATCTACTGCACGTGGTAATGCTCGGCTTTTTTCAACTGGTTTTGCCGCAACATTTGTTGGGGGTTTGATTTGGTTTAAATAGTATCCTATGCCCAAAACTACTGCGATGGGCAGAACAAACATTCTTTTTATTTACTACCTGTAATTTCATCCAACCGACCGCATGTGGTAGTGTGTGTAGAAGGAAATACCATGCCATTCCATGCAGATGAAGTGGAATAAGAGTCAGAAGGAGTATTTTGACAAGGAGGAGCAGGTGGAGGAATTTTAACAACAGGTTTGTGGTTGTCTTTCATCACATTTCTAGAATTCACATTGAAATCAAAACATGGGAAATTACTTCGTCCTTGCATATTTGGACAAGTGTAATCCCATCTGGATACACTTATTTCTTTCATTGGAGGATTCATAAGACGTGTTGGTTCGGATTGCAGTTGTTTACATTCTCTCATTGGAGGAGTGGAGTATTTTGGTTCTTCTGCTTGTCTTGTTGGACACCATTTTTTGTAAGGTCCACCAGATAAGCCATTAATATAATTACTGACATCAATATTGGGAGTGGTGCCTACAGTGGGTTGACAAAAGGGTTGACATTGCGGAGCTCCTTGTTGAACTTTGTGTTGTAAAGGAGATTGTGACACATCATTCAGATAACGCAGGGCACATGGATCATTTCTGAGATCACAACGACTCATGGGTATTTATTTACTTATTAGGAGAAAATCGTGAATTGGGAATTGGACACGAAGCCATTTTAATAGGCTGTGCAGCTGGTACTGCAGGATGACCTGCTAGTTGACAAGGTGGTAGATATTCCATTTCATATTTGCGAGTGGTGTTTTTTGAACTTGGACATTTACTGCTTGTATTCATCATACCTTTTAGATCACTTTCTAAATCAATTTGATTTCCCAATCCTTTGACTTGTGCATGAGCTGGACCGCTAGGTAGACCAAGTTCAGGAGTACATTTATCACAGTTAGTATACATAAGAGGGTACATCACATACTCTAGAGCACTACGGTTTACATTTTCATGCATTTTGGAAGTACAAGGATCATAAAGTTGGTTAGTTATAGACATAACTGTTTTATATCATAGAATTTAAAATATGGAATCCGATGACCAAAAAAATCAACGTGTGTTAGATAGTGTTTTATGGAAACCACAAATCAGACCATCGTGTCAGCACAAAATCCCTTTAAGACCTGAACCGCCCATAATTACCAATTGCCAAAACCGTCAACCTCGTACCCACAAACTATTTATTGCATCTCCCAAAATACCAGAAGGTCCTAATGCACGAAATATACCTCTTGAAAATTACATCAGGGCAGGAGAAACAAGTATGATGCAAGACAAAAAATCACATCATGTTAACAGTCTAGAACGAGAACTTGATATCAAACCTAAATATGCTGATGAGCATTATGATGACTATGTCAAAATGTTAAATTTTCATGAACCCCATTTTTCACATCTCAGGAAGTCATCGCCCGGATGAATTTTTCACGATCATCTGGTATAACTGTACAAGGCATTGTGTAAAAAACATGTGCTGCATCGTCTCCATCTTTGTGTAAAATTTTATTCATTGATTCTCTAGCTTTTTGGTTCATTATAGTGTCACATGCGGGAGGTCGATTAGGAAAATATTTGTAATGAGTAGGTAATATGTTCATGGTTGGATTATCTTCAGTTGGCATGACACATTTACCTTGATATCTTGTATCTTCTATATTCAAAGCATCTAACAAATTTTCTTTTGCTTCATCTTTCCTACTTGCATAACTGTACACTACAATAGTGAAAAAAGCAGCAAGTACAATAAGAGCAAATACATTGAAATTACCATTACTAACCATGTAAAAAACCAAAGAAAGTATTATTGAAAAGCGCATAATACTGTTCATCTGTTCTTCTAAATCCATGCCTTTAAGAGGGATTATTTTGTAATAATTATCATAGTCAAGCAAAAAACTTTTAACATCTTCTAACCAAAACATTTTTCACTTTTACATTCACAATCACTTTGATAGCATGTTCTTAATCTGCTCAAGATCAAAACTTGGCTGTCCACTCATACCACCACCGGTTTGACCTCCTGCACTTGTAAAATCTTTGAAAATAGATCCACATTCTTGAAGCATTTTTCCAAAATCTAAATCACCCTCACCATGTTTGTTTTGAAAGTATTTTGCAGTTTTACCAAACATGTCTTTTAGCCTGTCAGGTTTTAGAAATTCTTCAATATTTTGAGGATTTTTAGAAATATCTTTACCATCAAAGCATTCCTTAAAGATATCCAATCCCATTTTTCCAATTTGAGAGTTCCTAATAGACTCTGGTAAATTGTTTATAGCATCAGCTTCATCTTCATCTTGCTTATCTTTTTCATCATATTTATTTCCTTCATCTTTTGGAAGAATTTTACTCTCTTCTTGAGAGTATGTGTTAAAATGTTTAAGAATAGATCTCAATTTTTCATCATACATGCTATGTAGATCTGTTTCAATCTCTTCACCATTTTGTACTTTTTTAATAACTTGTAATACGATTTTCAACATAATGTCTGCATCTTCCTGGTCTTCCATAAGAAAAACATGAAACAATGCTGACATCAGGTAAACATAAACTTTAATGCTAATTTGTAGTTCTGGTTTAGACAGTTTTTCAAACACTTCTTCAACAGTAATACCATTTTGACAAAGATGATATGTGGATGGCAATTCACCAGATGATACTAGTTCCTCAAAAATTTGAGGACATTCCTGCCATTTCTTTTTAAGAAAATCAGTGTTTTTTAGAGTATTATTGTTTTTGACTTTGTGTGTACTAGTAATTCGAGTTTTTAGGTCATCATCACCCACATTATTGTAAATACAATCAATCATCTCATAAAAATATTTGTTAAAGATGTAGTTAGAGGACTTTTTAGCAAGTTGTTGATGCATGGTTCTAATTTACTTGAAACTCTATGATTTTATCTGAATAAGAAACGCGTTTCTTATATTGATTGTAAGCTTTTTGACATTTTTCCAATGCTATCAAGATACATCCAAACAGTTTCTTTCTTGTTCTTGTCTATGACCGGCCACAATGTACATAAATCTCTCCACATTGGAATGATCATCATGGCTTCAAATCCGCTACCTAATTCATTAAAATCAATTGACAAAAACAGTTGTTCATTTTTGGTTTCAATGTCACTATAGTATTTTTTTAGCAAACCATCAAACGTAATCAAAACTCGGGTTTTGTCAAAATACAATCCATAACTCATCATGGATTTATAGCTTGAAAAATTGACATTTGTTAACTCCTCTTCACTTGAATATTGATCTAATATTGTCATGAATGACATCACCTCTTGATTGAATATATCAACAGTTACATGTGATAATTCCATTGTTGCCTTTGATTTTGAATATCTAATATATCTTGTTCTCTTTTAGCGACCATTCTTTTTATGTCATCTTCTGATATATTTCTTGAAGATCTTTCAATCTTTTGTGTAAAAGGGAATGGGGTATTATTTTTAGATGGTGGTACTTGATCAGAATCATAGGATCTAGGTTTTAGTAATGAATTTGTTGGCATCGAAGATGAAAGAGAAGGGGAGTGAGAATGAGAAAATGCAGGTGCGGAAGATTGAAATGGATTCATATATCCACCATTTTTTTTATCTAATTCTCCACCAGACATTGCACCTGTAGGTTGATCAATATCTACTAATGAAATACCTGGTGTTATTATTGTTTCGGATGGATTATTGAGAGGACCTCCTGTATCTCCTCCTACTCTTCCTGCTTCATATGATGGTGGTTGAACCAAGGGCGCCATTGGAGACATATTATTATCTCCACCAGTTGAAGGTATTAAATTTCCAGTCTTTGACTCTTCCATTTTCCGAAGAAATGCTGATAATCTAATTAGGGGTATATGATTTTTAAAAGCATCTAGAACATAAGGTATAGTATTTACAAACGTTGGAATTTTGTCCCTGTACCTATCGGAATTTATAAGTACAAAATTGTCTCGCAAACCTCGTTTCATAATCTCTTTAATAACATATTGACTTTCAGGAGAATCTTGTTTAAAAAATAAAATGTTATGTCCAACAGATATAGGATTCTGCATTGATATTTATCTTTATTGATAATTCATTAAATAATTATTAAACAAAACCACCACAGAAAAATTGAAAAACAAGATAAACTTTGATTCATACAGCAAAGTAAATAACAAAATGAGTTCAAAAACATTTATTCTTAAAGATATCCCATTATCTGTAGTTAACGGTATTCGCCGCACAGTTTTAAATGGCATTCCTAATGTAGCAGCTAATGCATCTTCCATGGATATTAAAAGAGTTGATGGACATATGGAATTTATAAAACATAGAATAACCCTAGTTCCAATGCATTTTAATGAAAAAGAAATTGAAAACTTTAATCCCAATAACTACAGATTTGTATTAAGTGTTAAGAATACAAGTATTGATAATCTATCTGTAACTTCAAAAGACATTGAAATATACAATCCCAATAATGGAGAAAAATATCCTCCCAACTTTCACGCACGTATTTTCCCTGCCAACAAAATTTCAAAAGATCATGTTCTTATAACTCGTCTTCATCCAAACAACTACAACATGAAAGAAGGAGAAACAATACATATTGAGTTTAGTGCAGAAAAAAATATAGCTAAACAACATGTATGTTTTATGCCTGTTTCTAAATGTAGCTTTTATTATCAGATAGATGAGGAAGCTGCAAGCAATGCCCGAAAACAATCATCAAACCCTAAACAATTTGATATTCATGACCGTTTTCGTCACTTCAAAAAAAATGACAAAGGAGAACCAAATGAATTTGTGTTCTCAATTGACTCAGAATGCGCATTATCTCCAACATATTTGATAAATAAAGCGTTGCAAATTATTAAGGAACGACTTATTACCCTGGTTTACACAACTAACAATTTGGGAAACAACTATTGGGAAATTATAATTAACAAGGAAGACAGTTCTATAGGCAACATGATTAATTCTTCTATGTTTGACAGAATGAAAAGTCCTCTATCTTTCGTGGGTTATTACTCAAAACATCATCAGTTAGTTGAGCAAATTGTTATCAAAATGGGATTTGACAAAGAAATGAAAGAACGAGAAGTGAATGATTTTTTTGACAAAGAGGTTGACCACCTTGTAAACAATGTTCTTGATATCTCATTAGAATGAAAATGCAAGAGAATAATTATACACACGATCTTATTGAAAATGCTGTTAATAATTATCAAGATCAACTATCAAGCTTTTATGATGAAGAATATAATCGTTTAGAAACTGTAGAACAACGAATAGATTTCTCTTTGGTTATTCAAGATATAGCTGAATTTCTAGCATCTCCACCTTCACAAAATATATTTTTTTCAAATTCTATTCCTGTTTTTAAAGCCAAATTTATTGTAAGTAATCAAGGTAATTATAAAGCTTACAAAAAAACATGGAATGCTACCAATTCATTGGCTATGGATTTGAATAAAGAATTAGTTAAAAGAAAAAATAGCAATGCTGAAGCAGATGCAGCATTTTTATCAGAAAATCCAAATGGAAATTACAAAATTCCTACCGATGCATTAGCAATGATTGGAAATAAATTTTCAATTAGACGTATATTACCCACAGATGATTTACATTTTATAGGAACCAAAAACTTGTTTAATTCTTCTATTAAGATGTTTAATCCGAATGCTAGTATCATGGAATCAAACATTTCTGTTGGAGAACGCTTGATCGAAATGGCTATGGTCGAAAAAATACAAAATTATAAACCATATCTGAAAGTAATAGATAATGCCAATAACAATGTTAGTCCTATAGATCGAGCAATTTTTGAATGTCTAGCCGAAAATCTATTGATTCCGGAACCTTTTCAGCCATTTCCTACAACTCAATCTATTTCAATGTCTCCTAACAAGAAAAATGATGAACGTATAATTACATGTTTTCCAGACATTCAATCGGATGAAACAGACAGATACAAATTATTCACAGGCGGAAATGGAAGGGAAATGCATCAGGATGTAGAAATAGATCACAAGGCAAATATAATAAATTACAAGAATGTTAAAGAAGGGATTAACACCGAAAAAGAGGAAGAGGATTATAAAGGATTATTACATGAATTTAATTTGATACATTTACCTTCTGATTATCGCGAGAATATAATTTCATATTTAGAATTGAAACATGGCGGAAAAGAGTCTCAAATCATTAAAGAATATGAAAAAAGGACAGAAGAAGTATTAGAAAAGTTTGAAAAACATTTGAAAAAAATCAATAAACCAGCATCTGCTAATGCTCACACTAAGATAATTGAAAAGAAGAAAATGGAAATGAAAATAGACATTGCTAAGGAACAATTAAGTATGTTAATGAGTCTTATTGCATTGTATACAGTGGCAGTTATTATTAATCGTCCTAAACAAATTATTAAAAATGTAGATACCAGATTTATGCCTTCAATAACTTCGAATACAAGTCTAGATTTACAGATTGAACAATATATGAAGTATTTTATTTTGGTTATGGTTAATTCAGCATCTAGTAATTCATATGTATCTATAATTAAGGCATTTTCATCAAATTTGAAAATGTTACTTTCTATGTGCACAGAGCGCTTTCAAAGTATTTTAATTGAGTATTCTTCTTTCAAGGAAAAAATATTCCAAAACACACATCGTTTAAAAGTTATTGCATCAAAAACATTGAAAGAAATATGGGATACATTTAAACCTATTCCTAAAATACCATCATGTAATAACTGTGTGAATTCCAATGTTCTGCCAATTGTGTCTTTTATGAAAAACCTACATTTTGAAACACACAAAAACTTTCCTCATACTAATTTTCAAGCATATTATCCCACGTTTTTGATTGATACATTACCTACATATCCTGTAGTAGGGCGCCAAGAACTCCCTCATTTTAAATTTAAACTTACAAAACTTGGTAATCCAATTAATAGAGAATCAATTCGTCTTCCTCATCTTATACGTGACCTAAATATTAAACCATTGATTAAGAACTTAAGACAGAAACAAAATGTTCGTATTTCTAACGAACAATTAATAGAACAATTCTTATTGGAAAATACAGAGATACCTAAATTACAAGAAAACCAAGGTACCGTAATTCCATCCTTCATCCAATCTTATCTTAAGAACAATCCAGTACTTATAATTGACACACTTATACATGACATGGTTCATAAAAGCGTAATTGGTCAAAGATTTGTTACATCACCTCCATTAACCACAATACCTAAAAAATATGCAGATAACAGGGAAAAATTAAATGAATTTCAAAATAGAAAACTAGAAGAAAAGCAAAATATACAAATTCTTTATAATTTACCTAATTTGTGGTTTGATAACGCAATCTTACAAAATCAGCGTTTGTTATTTCATGTATTCAAACATGCTTATGGAATCGATGCAGAACCAGATGTTTCGATGAATCATCAATTTGTAAATAAACACGATTTGAATAAAGAAATTGAAACATCTAAAAATAAAAACACTCAGCAATTCATTAAGAACAGACAAGACGAAAAAAGAAAAATGGATGAAATTCAGTCTCAAATCCTAGGAAAAGAAATGAATATAGACTTCAAAGACGTAGATATTGAATACATTGATTGGAACAAAGAAGATAATGTGGATAACATTGATGTTAGTAACGATAATGTAGAATTCGACTATGGAGATGGAGATGGGAATGAGAATGAAGATGATTGAGATTGTCTAAATTTTTCATAACACTCTCTGGCGTATTCTGGGTCAACTACACCTTTACAGACCATAGGATAACTGTTATTAGAAATTTCTTCATATCTAAATCCTTTACGCTTAACATTTAAAGGCATGTCACAATATCCATTGGTACATCCCCAATTTTGTCCAGGAAGGAAATGTGGGCATTCCATATCACTTTTACATAATCGATCCCAAATACCGCCATATGCATCACATTGTCCTTTACTAGCTATTTTATCTTTGTCAATAGATGTATAAAGACACACAAATTGATCTTGATACTTATGTTTATCAAAAGAATAGGTACATATTATCCATTTCTTATTAATTTCTAATATTTTTCCAGTTAGGTCACCTTCTCCAGTTCCTACAATATGAATACAGAAATTTTTGAGACGCGAGTCAAAAAATTGCGAGTCTTTGTTAGATATTTTCTTTTGTTCTTTTTGAACATCAATGAGTAACAAGTCATTGTTTCTTAGGCTCATTGTCGCAGGATCCCATGTGATTTTTAATCCAGTTGCTCCTAAATCAGGTTCAAACATAAAAAGAGTGTCATTTTCATAAGAAAATCTTTGATTTTTTAATTGCAATATATCTCCAGGCATTAAATCTACACCTTTTTGCCTAGAACTACCCAATCGGAATTGTTTGTAACTAAATTTGGAAAAGTCTGTCAATGTCATGTTTGGTTGTATATGTTCTTGAATTAATACTGTGACAGGTGACTTTGAACGCAAGTTTTGAAAAGTTTCAAAATATCCAGCTTTATTATTATTTTCTAACATCGTAGGGAAACCAATTTGGTCATACATGTTAATGGCTGCAGCATTTTCATCAATATCTTTATTGGTGATGTAATAACCGTCAAATATACCTTTCCAGAATTGTTTGGAAGATGTTGAGCTTGTTTCATCTGCAAAGCACAGTGTATCAAAAGCAAATGAGGTATATGTTATTTTGTCATGTGTAAAATCTTGTAGGCGAACATATGGCATGGCCTTTCTGATAATGGCATTAGAGTTTGCATAACCTTCTTTTAACAAAACAATATCTCTATGATAATCGTATATTTTAGTACTTTTAGCAAGAGTCTTTCTCAAATGGTCTTCTCGACCAAATATTGGAGTTAATCCCTCTAGTTTACCACCTAGTAATGGGAACAGGATATTTTGCGATATGTCATCAGCTTCCTGGTTTCTCACTTGTGGATCATAATCAATCTCGTCATTAACTAGCAAAAAAAAGTATCGGTTAGCTAGTTCTTGTTTTGGTTGAGGAGCATAGAATGCATACAATAGTGCTAATCCACTATCTTGCATCAAGTTTTTTCTGTAAGCTTGATATGAGCTCATAAATTGCATACTTTTATAAGTTTCTGACACATCCCCTACAGGGAAGGATATTGTCATTGATTCTGTATAACCCAGTTTCATCACGAAAAGTATCAGTGCAACGTAGAAAACACTGAAAAAAAGGCAAAGATGCATTTCAAAAAAATGATATTGGCTTTGGTATTGTATGTATTATTTTTCAGTATTGGGGTGTTATCTATAGAACAGTTTGGAATGGAAGAACCTCCGAATACATTTCCCAATCTTAACATTTTATCAGTTTTTGTAATATATTGGTTAGTTAATTAAGAAATAAAAACCTTCTTGTCAAGAAAGAAAAAGAAGTAAGATGCCACCTAAAAAACAAGTCACTGAAAGTGTCAAAGATCCCAAAAATACACCAAAAATGAAGCAAGAAAATCAACAAAAAGCAGGAGCTCAATGCACCATATCTTCAAATAAAAGTACAAATATTCAAGGTCTAACTCCTAACGGAACATCTAGTTTATCTCAGCCTAAACCCTCACAAGCAACAAATCTACCTGATATGTCATTGTTAACAAGTCAACTTCCTAATGCGAATATGCCGAATGATGTATCATTTGGATCTATGGGACAATTCCATCCTCCTGTTCATACAAGTATTCAGACGGTTGGTGGTCGCAGAGTAGCAAGTGCCCGTGGAAAAAGTGTAAAGGGTGAAGAAGGTAAGAAAACAGTTAAAACTCATAACCATAAACCTTCTCCTAGTACACAAGGAATTCCATCACAGTTGTTAAATGGTTTAAGTGCTCGAAAAATTGCACGTGCCTTGGAAAAAAACAAAGGAGGATTGGGAGAACAATTGAAGAGTATGGGACTCAGTGAAAAAAAGAATCACAAAGGTTAAAAGGAATAAACAACATGAATGACTGGGGTATTGTAGATGCTTTTTTTAAAGAAAACCCTTATCATATCACTAAACATCATTTAGACTCATATGATTCTTTTATTATACATGATATACCAAGGGTTATTAAGAGTTTAAATCGTAATTTTAGTATATCAGCATCTGATAATAAAAACAAATTGAAACACAAGATAGAAATATTTGTTGGAGGAGATGCCATTCATTTTGATCGCCCCACTCTTACACGTGATGGCGAATCCAGAAGTATGCTTCCAAATGATGCTCGTATTAATGATCTGACATATGCGATTAATTTAAAAGCGGATGTAGATGTGATTCATTATAATTATGATAAACGCGGACAAACCACTCATCTCAAAGATGTTAAAATAGGACGTATTCCTCTCATGCTCCACAGCAATATGTGTATTCTTCGTGACAAACCAGCAGAATTGTTGAGTGAAATGGGTGAATGTATGTACGACCAAGGAGGATATTTTATAATTGATGGAAAAGAAAAATGTGTGGTTTCACAAGAACGTAACATCACTAACCAAATCTTTATAACAAAATCAAAAGACCCAATCTACAGTTATGATGCTTTTATTCGGTCTACTGTTGAGACAGAGTCAGTTTTTCCAAAGACAACAATGTTTAAAGTATTAAAGGATAAAAATGCTATAACTGTGGAAGTCCCTCATTTAAATTTTAAGGTTCCTTTGTTCATGCTGTTTCGTGCATTAGGAATAGAAGATGATAAATCTATTTTGCAATATATTGTTCAGGGCAGTGATTTAAATTCTGAAGAAAACAGACTTATTGTGAATTTTATGTATCCAAGTATTGTAGCTGGTAATTTATTACATACAAAAGAAGAAACCTTAAATTTTCTAAAAGATTTTACAGAGTATAAAACGACTGCTAATGTTGAATACATTTTATGGAAAAATTTGTTTCCTAATGTAGAAGGTGAAGACGAATATGGAAATGTGGTTCATTTTCAAAAGGCTCTATTTTTAGGACATGTAACTAAGAAGTTAGCCAAGGTAGCTCTGGAAATTGATCCTATTACTGATCGTGACAATTATATGTATAAACGTTTGGCAGTTTCCGGATTTTTGTTTGCAGAAATTTTCAAAGATTTTTATAATAGCTATAGGAAGTCTATTTTGAAACGTTTGCAACATATGTACAATTATGGAAATTGGAAACAAAAGAATGTTTTGGATAAATCAATAACGGAAAATAATAAACATGAAGTTTTTATACACAAAATAATTGATGATGGTTTTTTAACATCTTTAAAAGGACAATGGGGTTTGGAACGTTTACAAAATGGAATTGTACAAGATCTTAATCGTTTTAATTTTACATCTTACATTAGTAGCATGAAAAAAGTTAGCAGTCCATTGGATCCAAGACGTGCCACACGTGATGCACATCAACTTAACTGTTCACAACATGGAATAATGTGTCCAATTCAAACTCCTGAAGGAGAAGAAATTGGATTATCAAAAACAATGTCAATGGCGTGTCATGTTACTCATTTTCAATCTAGTAAGCCTGTCATAGATGATTATATAATGCCTATATTTGGAGAACATATAATCATGTTAAATAATATTTTACATGGAGACCGTTTAGACAGAAACTGGATTAAGATTTTGACAAATAATACATGGATAGGCTGTTTAACAAATGATACTTTGACACCACAGATTATTGAACTACTTCATCTTTTGAAACAAAATGGTTTTTTAACATATATTTCTATTTCTTGGAATATTCCCATGAGGGAGATTTATATATTAACAGAACATGGTCGTACTTCTCGTCCTTTATTTGTTGTAGATGAAAATAACAAATTGCGTATAAAAAACAAACCAGGTCATGTTGGTAATTTTTATGGTGCAGTTAATGGAGACAATAAAACGTCTTGGGAAGACTTGAAGAAAATGGGACGTGTTGAGATGATGAAGAAACTTCGAACAACTGCAGGTTCGATAGAATATGTGGATGTACAACAGACGAATTACAGTATGATTGCTATGTATGCTTCACAACTTGAAAATAGCAAAACAATAAAGTACACACATTGTGAAATTCATCCATCTTTCATGCTAAGTCCTTACACATCTATTATTCCTTTTTCTAATCACAACCACTCCCCTCGTAATGTGTTTTCTGCCGGACAAGGAAAATGGTCTATAGGACGTTATGCTACAAATTATGATTCTCGTATGGATACAATAGCTTATATTCTTCATTATCCTCAGGCTCGTTTGGTACAAACGAGGTTTTCTAAGCATATGCATGATAATGAAATGCCAATTGGAGAAAACCTAATGGTTGCTTTGGCTTGTTTTAGTGGATATAATCAAGAAGATTCTGTAATCTTGAACAAATCATCAGTGGAAAGAGGTATGTTTAACATCACAATGTTTAAAACTTATAAATCAGAGGAAGAAGAAAATGATAATGTTCGTATTGTGTTTGGAAATCCATATGAATACGAGGCAAATGGTCACAAAGTAAATATTAAGAAATACGCAAATTATGAGACTTTAGATGAGAATGGTTTTCCCAAGGAAAATACATATCTTCAGAACAAAGATTCTATTATAGGAAAGGTTAAGATAGTAGAGGATCGTGATGCGGCTATGATGAATATGATGGGTGATCAAGAGATGAAGGCCACTTATACTAGTGAAACTGAGATCTTAGATAAAACAATTGAAGGTTATGTGGACAAGGTTTATGTTAGAGAGAATTACAGTACGGGTATGAGAAATGCTAAAATAAGGTTGAGAAAAATGAAATTACCAGAGTTGGGAGACAAAGTAGCATCAACTCATGGACAAAAAGGTGTATGTGGTATGCTTGTACCGCAAGAATCAATGCCATTTACAGCAAATGGTGTTGTACCAGACATAATTGTCAATCCTCATGCGTTTCCTTCTCGTATGACAATTGGACATCTTTTAGAAGCGATTGTAGCTAAATCAGCTGTACATGAAGGTATTATTGCAGATGGAACTCCTTTTGAAGATATATCAACAGATGCTTATCAAGATGCTTTGGAAAAAAATGGTGTTGAAAAACATGGTTTGGAGATTATGTATGATGGAAACACTGGACAACAAATAGATGCTGAGATTTTTTTTACACCTACCTATTATTATCGTCTGAAACACATGGTTTCTGATAAAATCAATTACCGTAATGGATCAAAAATAGGTGGCGGGAAAGTTGATGGACTAACATTGCAACCTACTCAGGGACGTGCTAATGAAGGAGGTCTAAGAATAGGTGAAATGGAAGTGAATGTATTATATGCCCATGGAATGGCTGGATTTGCCAAGGAATCATTGTCTGAACGTTCAGATGGTAAAGTATTTCAATTGGATGATAAAAAGGAAGCTATAACCAATATTCCAAATTCATGGAGTAGCATTCAAATTCCAAACTCCTTTAAATTATTAACCCAAGAACTGCAAACTATGGGTGTAGGACACAAAATCAATATCTAAATGAAAGCATGATCTCTTTAAGACTTAACAACGTTTGTTGTGACAAAGCTTTCAATAATGATATATTTATATTTGGTAATTCTTTTAATACGTATATAATGTAATTACAAAACTGGTAAAGAATGAAACTAAATATGATTGGAGCGCCTACTAAAGGAATTCCCATATAAATAAAATTATCAATATTTTTCCAGGTTGTCACATGATCCATTATCATTACAAAAAAGGTTGTAATAAAAAGAAGCATATCTTTGATTTTGGGAATTTCAGTGGAAATGAATTTTGTAAGTTTTGGGTAATGTTCTTTCCAGAATCTATTAATATTAAACAGTAATAGATTAAAATCTTGATTCCTCCATTGAGTCCCTACATATATTTTTAATTCAGACCTTGCATTCCATAAATAGTAGAGAATTGCACGGAATTTTTCCATTTCATTTTTCATATTTATCTAAGCACTCTTACTTTATTAGAAGTGTAATAAAAGGTTTCAATGAATAGTCAATCCACAAATGAAAGACATAACAGATATAAGATCATAGCATTTTGTATATTGTATTTTGTTATTGTGTACGGGTATATGTTCAGTAAGAACGGTAGTTTTGATGACATAACTGAAGAATATGTGAAGAAATTTTGGGAGACCAATTCTACATTCATAACAGAATTAATGAATAGATTCAACATGAAAAAGAAATCATCTACAATTGATATAATTTCGGATGCATGTTGGATGTTTGTAAGTGAACGAGGTAAAATACTAAGATTTTACAGAAGTCCAGCACAAATCGGAATATGGGCAACCGCTTTTTTTTATAAAAAAACATCTAAAGGATTAATAAGATTAATTAGTGGATTTACGCAGAAATATATAGAAAACAATGATTTATTTAAAAATTGATTTATGAATATACTTATGAATGTAGTAAGTTTTAAAAAATGGGAATCAAGGGTCTATTTTCTTTCATACAGCAACATTGTAAGAAAACTGGTTCACAAACATGTGTAAAAAGTATTACTTTAAAAGATTTAAAAGGCAAAACCATTGCTATTGATACCTCGATTTTTGTATATAAATTTGTCATATCATGTGGTACAGGAGGGCATTATGTGGCAGCTTTGAAAAAATTTATTGATTCAATCAAGAAAAATGAAATAAGACCAGTATTTGTTTTTGATGGAATACCTCCTACTCAAAAGCAACAAACTTTAGATGACAGAAAAGCTAAGCAACCTATTGCTTTAGTATGTGATCAAGATTTTGCAAATGTACGAGAATTGATTGAATCTATGAATGTAGATATTGTGGATGCACCTGGAGAAGCAGAAGCACAGTGTGCTCATTTAAATAGACAAGGTTTAGTGGATTGTGTAGCATCTGAAGACATGGACACTCTATGTTTTGGAGCTCCCTGTTTAATTCGAAATTTTAACACTTCAGGGAAGCCAATGACTCAATTGACATTGGATAATGTATTAAAAGATTTAGGAATGACAAACATGGAAGAATTTATTGATTTTTGCATTTTATGCGGATCAGATTATGCAGTAAGTCCTTATGGAATCGGTCCTATTAGAGCTCATGGTTTAATAACAAAACAAATGAAATCACTTGAAAAAGTTGCAGAAGAAAATAATATGGATCCAATTCCTTTTAAAGAAGCTCGTCAGCTTTTTATAAAACCAAATGTAATATAAACATAAACAGATTAAGTGTAATAATTATAAAATGATTTTAGGAGAAGTTTCTTTTTGTGGCAAAAAAGCCCAGAATCTTAAAAGTGACAATGTCAAACAGAAATTGTTGAATGATTTAGACACAGCTTTTGGATTACGTGTGATGCAAAAGCATCATGACAATTATAAACAGAGTATTCTTTCTCGTCTTCAAAAGACACCTCATTATATATCTACAAAAACATGTGGAAATCCATATTATTTATATTTTACAAAATATGAAAATAAAAACATTTGTGTTTTTATAGATAAGAAAATCCAAAATGGATACATTTACCCTAGAATGATAGTAACTAAATTAGAATTTATTGATCAAATGTATGAAGGATTAGATGGACAAGGGATGGTGTTGAATGGAGAAATGGTATGTGCCAATGGGGATTGGACTTTTTTGATTAGCGACATAGTACTACATCATGTAAAGAACCAGACTTCTAAATTTATTGATCGCTTAAATACATTGTATTCTGTTCTTAATAAATATTTTACTCCTTCTGGATCGGATGTGTGTTCATTGGAAGTGAAGCGGTATTTTACCTACGACAAGATAGATGAATTAGAGGCTTTTATTGCCGATCTTCCATATACTTGTCGTGGTCTTTTTTTCAAACCTGTTTATGATTGTGATTTTCTAGATGTCATGTATAATTTTGAACAAACACCTATGCAAAAACAAAAATTTAAATATTCCGAAGATTCATCAAATCCCACATTCTTCTGTTCAGTGCCTTCAAAAAATGAAGGTCCTAATATTGTATGTAGTCCTCCTCCAGTACATATAACTCCACCACCTCCTCCACCTCCTTTACCTCCACCATCTTTTAATAAAAATAACTCAACTGGAAACCCCAATGAATTATCTGGAATAATACATTGGTGGACAAAAAAAACTCCTGTTGTAGATGTGTATGAATTGTTTGATGATAGTGATATTCATGCTACTAACACGTCACCATCTTTTATTGGAATAGCTCATATTTCTAGTCTTGTAATGAGTCGATGGATGCGAAATAATTTTGTAAACTTAAACATGTTTCAAAAGATTGAGTTACCATTTCATTGGAATAAAGAGTTCCATAAATGGACTCCTATTCTATGATTTGTGTGATCTATTTAATCACAATTTTTACATTCACTATCTTTTTTTAAATAATACCATATAACCGGTATTGAAAGAAGCAAAAAGGTCCATATTAGCCATATTTTGTATATTAGCTTCATGAAAAAATTGAAATAGGAACATAAATAACAGTTATCTTTTAATTTTGAAACAAAAATGAATGACATTCAAAACAATGCGATTGACCTAATTGAACAGAAAATTGGTCATCTTGTGAATTCCAAAGTTTTAGAACTCCATTGTAGAAAATATGTAGCAGAATTTGCTGATAAGAAGAAAATAGGAAAGTTTTGGAGCAATCCTTTGTTTCATGATTTGTATGCTCATAAAATACAAAGTGTGATTTTTAACATTCAACAGAATCCAGAGATAATAGAAACTTTTGTCGCAAAAGAAATTCCTTACAAATCATGTGAAGAATTAAATCCATCTCTTTGGAATAAAATAATTGAAAAGAAGAAAATTCAAGAAAAACATTTAGAAGAAAAACCAGCTCCTATGACAAATGAATTTAAATGTGGAAAATGTCACAAAAGAGATTGCATTTATGAACAAAGACAAATTCGTTCATGTGATGAACCTATGACTCTGTTTGTGACTTGCATTCACTGTAAACACAACTGGAGAATGTGAATTTATCTAGTGTTGAAGGGTCCAAAACGTTTTACAATCCACACAATAATAAAGATATTTCATGTTAACTTGATCATACATGATACATATTATTTCGGGTAATTTATTTTTTTTTGTTCCACAATCTTGAGGACACTTCACATTTGAAACTCGAGGAAGAGTCATATCGTATCTAATATTGTCAGTCTGATATTGTTGAAATGAACGTACATCATCATAAAAGTCTACTCCAATTATAGCTTTGTCATCAGTGTCTTTTTTTTCTGTTTCCGCGGAATATCGTTCAGCCATAACAGGGATTTTTTCTTTTTCGGATGGTTTAATATACTCTGTGTATCCACAATTGTGACAAACAAGTTGCATACCTTTGTTTACATCTTCATCTTTGGGCATTTTCCCATTAATATATAGCATGTTATGACAAGTATTACAGAATTTCATCCTTGTTGTTTTTTTAATGTTGTCAGTATTTATATTCAATTTTTTATGTTTCCTATTTATAGAAGTAATCACAGACTCGTAAAATCGGAAAAATCCAAATCTCACAGCCACTACCTCAATAGTAGCTTTTCGATTGTAATTAATTCAGCTTCCAATGTCTGTAATGAGTGTGTAGTTTGGAAATTTTGATTTGAGGAATATTGATTGTTTTTCGAGATTTCTTGATTGTTTTTTAGAACTGACTCTTGTGTAGATGATATAGTTTGATGATTGTTCATTTTGTGGTGTGTTTGACTGTTGGGATTTGTCTTCGATCCAATATCTCCAATGTCCT